GATACAACCACAACATTTAATCTGCCAAACTATACAAACCGTATGCCAATCGGTACTGGCTCTACTGCTGCTTTAGCTGCTACTGGCGGTTCTAAAGATGCAGTTGTTGTAAGCCATACTCACTCTATTACAGACCCAGGACATCAACATAATACATCCGTTACTGGACACTTATTGTTTGATGTAAATGGCGGTGAAACAGTTAATTATGGTGGCCCTGGTACTTATCCAGGCACTACATTTAGTATGAGTAATGCAACAACTGGCATTTCTGTAAATACGGCTGGCGTAAGCGGTACAAGCGCTAACCTTCCTCCATACCTCGGTATTAACTTTATTATTAAGATGTAAATGATGCTCCCGCCAAAGATTCGTCTTATTGGTAGGGATATCCCAATTGTTTGGGTTTCTGAAGAAGAAATGCCAAAAGCTTGGGGTGAATATGATTATGAGAAACAAGTTGTTCGGGTCCGCACTGAACAGCAACTTGCCTTTGAAGCGGACACAGTGTTGCACGAACTCATTCACGCCATAGATGATGCCATGCAACTCGGTATGACAGAAAGGCAAGTCCATTGCTCCGCAACGGGAATTATCGCTCTGTTAAAAGATAACCCTAATTTCTATGAGTACCTTGGCCATGCGACCAGAACAAAGTGAAGCCGTGAGCGATGCCCTCCTCCGTAAAGACGTAGAACTTCTTTCAGAAGAAGTTAAAGCCCTTCGGGAAGATGTCGCGTCATTAGTAGCCGCTTGGAATACCGCCACTTATATTGTTGTTTTTGTTAAATGGATTGCCGGTGCTGGCGTAGCAATTGGGGTGATATATACCTTTTTCAAGCACATCTTGGAGAAGTAAGTGATTAAAAAACGGGTGATGCATTCTAAAACCATTTGGTTTTCAATTGCTTTAGTAGTTCTTGGAGCAATTATGGATAACTTCGCTTCTCTTCAAACCATCGTACCCGAGCATTTATACGGCTTAAGCTATGTCTTAATCGGCGTGACAGTAGCTCTATTGCGCTTTAAAACTTCCCAGCCAATATGAACTTACTTTATATCAAACTTGCGGCTGGAAGCCTACTTTTACTTGGCGTTTTCTATGCTGGTTGGCATACACGTGATGTGGATTACATGGCGTTTAGAAGAGAAGTGGAAACCGTTGCTAAAGTCCAAGAAGCCAAAATTGAATCAATTACTAAACAACAGGATCTAGTAACTAAAGGAATTAAAGATGAACATGAAGCTAAGCTTGCTGCTCTTCGTAACTATTACAAGTCTACAAGCGTGTGGAACAACGCCAGTGGCAGTAAAGTGCCAGGAATTTCCGCAGCCCCCAGCGTCTCTGATGTTGTCACCGCCTACAATGAACTTGCTGGACAATGCGCTCAAACCACGCTAATGCTAATTGATTTACAAAAGTGGCTTAATGCCCAGATAGGCATCAAATGATGCGCAATTTTGCAGAAAGCTTAAAACACACTCTTGTAGAAGAAGGTGGATTTTCGGATCACCCTGCCGATCCAGGCGGCGCCACAATGAAGGGAATTACGCTTGCGACTTATCGCGATTACAAACGTAATCCTCATTTAACTCCTGATGATCTTAAAGCGATCCCGCAAGATGAAGTGGAAGATATTTACCGAAAACGCTACTGGGCCGCTTGTCAGTGTGATGTTCTCCCATCGGGGGTTGACGCGTGTGTCTTCGATACTGCGGTCAATAGCGGTCCAGGTAGAGCAGCTAAAATCTTGCAAGAATGCGTCGGAGCAACACCCGACGGAAGCATTGGGGCTGGCACTTTAGCCGCTTTAAATAAAGCCGACCCTAAGCTCGTTATCCTTGATTACATCAATAAACGCCAATCCTATCTGGAAAGCCTTAAGACATTCCCTATCTTCGGAAAAGGATGGACTGCAAGAGTTTCCCGCTTAAAGGATTTAGCCCTTAAAATAGCGTAATTATGGCACTTTATCCAGTCAAACTTCCTCCAGGCGTGTATCGTAATGGTACCGAATATCAATCCCAAGGCCGTTGGTACGATGCCAATTTAGTTCGTTGGTATGAAGGGACTATGCGTCCTATTGGCGGGNGGCAAGCGGAAAATACTACTGCATTTACCGGTGTATGCCGTGGCCTGTACGCTTGGAAAGATAACAATTATTTCAAATACGGCTTAGTAGGTACTAATGAAAAACTCTATGTAGTAACGGGTGGTTCGTTTACAGATATCACCCCTACAAGTTTTTCGACAGGGCGAGTAAACTCCGTTTACGGATTAGGCTACGGCGTAGGCCCCTATAGCGCGTCGACCTACGGTACTGCTCGTGCCGCTTCTACTTTAATTTTGGATGCAGCAACTTGGTCCATGGACAACTTTGGTCAACTGCCAGTAATGTGCGCTCCGCACGATGGTCGATTATTGTCTTGGGATCTTAACGGTTCTAATAAAGCCGTTGCAGTAACTAACGCACCGACCAGTAATCGTGGAGTAGTTGTTACGCCTGAGCGTTTCTTGGTGGCTTTAGGCGCTGGAGGTAACCCTCGCAACGTCGCTTGGGCAGATCAGGAATCGATGACAACCTGGACGGCGGCTGCAACTAATCAAGCTGGTGATTTTGAGCTACAAACTGCGGGCAGTATTATGTGTGGTCGTCGAGTCCGTGGTACTACGCTAATTTGGACAGATTCTGACCTCCATAGTATGACCTACATCGGTACCCCGTATGTATATAGCTTTGATCGTATTGGATCATTCTGCGGGGCTGCTGGACCCAATGCAATTGCCGCAATGGACTCAACAGCATATTGGATGGGAACTAACGGTTTCTTTATGTATGACGGTCTTGTAAAACCATTGCCATGCGATGTTCAAGATTACATTTTTTCAGATCTTAATAAATTTCAAGCTGCAAAAATTTATGCCGGAGTAAATACTACTTTTGGCGAAGTATGGTGGTTTTATCCTTCTGGGTCTAGCATTGAAAACGATCGATATGTTATTTATAACTATCGCGAAGGCCATTGGAATATTGGTACACTGGCTCGTACAGCCTGGACTGGCTCTGGGGNTTTTGCTAACCCATTGGCTACGTCGCCAGACGGGTATTTATATGACCATGAATTTGGGTGGTTAAATGACGGCGCCGCCATTTTGAGCCAACGATATGCATTAGCTGGTCCGCAAGAGATTGGAAATGGCGATAATATTATTCAAGCTCAAATGCTGATTCCTGACGAAAAAACTCAAGGACAGACTAAGATTACGTTTAAATCGCGCTTTACCCCAAATAGCCCAGAATCTACTTATGGCCCGTACGACCTCGTACCGTACACTTCAATTCGCTTTACCGGCCGCCAAGTATCTATGGATGTTGTAGGTAATGCTGATGCTGACTGGCGTGTGGGTACTGTTAGGTTCGAAGGGGTTGCTGGAGGAAAACGATGAAATTACCTAACCCTCCGCTTCTATACGATGCTTCTTTTGAAGCACAAAGAAATAGCTTTATCGAGCAAATGAACGAACAAACCTTTAACCGCCAGGCTGATTTAGAGATAGTATTGCCTCAGCGCTTCATTATGCGTTCTCCGAACGGAAGTAGATGGGTAATATCGGTTAGTAATGCAGGAGCTTTGGTAGTTACCGCGCTATGAATGTAAAAATTGCAAAATACTTAAATCAGGATGGTTCGCAGCCAGAATGGCTATCAGAGACTATTAGATGTCGTAAATGGATAGAAGATGCATTAGAATATAGCCTAGGAACGCATGATTTCTACGATATAGTAGACGGCATAGCGACCAATGCGTTACAGTTATGGGCTAGTGATAAAGCAGTGATTGTTACAGAAATGATGGTTTACCCGCGCAAAAAGCTGCTTCATGCACCTGTAGTTGCCGGAAACCTTGAAGGTGTAGAAGAGATGACTCCTACAGTGATTGAATTTGCTAAATTCATGGGGTGTCAAGGAATTACAACGGCAGGACGTAGAGGATGGGAACGAACCTTTCTACGCGAATACAATTTTAAACCGGCATACAATTGTATGTTGATGGAGATTTAATATGGCACAAATACTTGGTAGCAACTCGTCTAGCTCAGGAACAAGCGGTTCCCAAAATACTTCTAATTCGGCTCTTGATCCAGAAATCAAAGCGCTGTTTATGGAAAACGTCAACCGCGCTAAAGGCGTGGCTGGCGGCTTAGGCGTACAGCAGTTTGCCCCTCGTACTGGCGATTACAATGTTGGCCAAGGAATGATTCGTAGCACTGCTGCTCCTGGCAGTATTGGCATGAGCGCTATTAATCAAGGCGTGAATTTAACTGGTCAAAATGCCAACGCTACTTCTGTAGACAATATTAATCGTTACCTTAATCCCTACACCGATTACGTGGCGGGTAATACTTTAAATGAATTAAATCGCGCCAATGAAATGGCTTTGAATAGCGTTGCAGGAAGCGCAACTAAAGCAAATGCTTTTGGTGGTTCACGCCAAGGTATTGCCGAAGCCGAAACTAATCGTAATTTCTTCAACACAGCCGGGAACACTTTAGGCAATTTATACAACACTGCCTACACAAACGCAGTAGGTCAATCTTCAAACGATTTGAATCGTCAATTGCAAGGCGCAAATCAGCTAGTAAATGCTGGCGGTGCGGCTCAAACTGCGGGTTATCAAGCAGGTCAAAATACATTAAATCTTGGCTTAATGGATCAAGACTATCAACAGAAGATTTTGGATGCGACACGCAACCTACCACTCGAACAGCAAGCAATTATCAATCAAGCTTTGGGTATCAATCCTGCTGGCGGCTCTGGCAATGTGGCTACAGCTCAAGGTACTTCACAAAGTCAACAATCAAGCAAGTCTGGCTCAGGTTTGTTTGGTATTGGCAGCTTTTTCTAAAAGGATTAGATCATGGCAGAACCAGTTACAAGTTGGTTTGTTCCTCAAAACATTCTTGACTTAGTAAGTCCTCAAGAAGCAGAAGCCGCAGCTAGTCAAGCTCGCAATACTTTTATTGCAGGTCTATTGACAGGCGATATTGGCGCGGCTTACAACAACGCTCAGAATCAAGGCTATAACACTTTGAGTCATGGCGCTGCCTTGCAAGAAGCTAAGCGTAAACAAACTGAATTGAGCAATCTAAATAAATTAAAACTTGACGCATATGACTACCCAAATCCGGTCATGCCTGTTTCTTCAAACGGTACTGAATTAGCTGGCCCAGGTGTCCCTCAAGCTCCTAAATTTAATCCGCAAAAGATGTTGCAAAACCCAATGGCTCCGTTTGTCGATCAAACTTCTTTAAAGAATTTGATGGAAAATTTTGGACCGCAGATTGAGTTTGTAAATGGTATGGCGGTTAATAAGCGTACTGTTGCTCCTGGCACAATGATTCCTAAAGTTGCTGAAAATCAAATGTTGATTCCAGATGCTTCAGTTCCTGGCGGGTATCGTACTGCTGTTATGCCTGGTGCTACGAGCGCAGTTGCTGCACTTGAGGGTGCTGGCGCTAATGCTCGCGAAGGCGCTAAAGCTCGTTGGGATATTCCAGCAGGTGGCGTATTAGATCCGAAAACTGGCAACATGGTCGCCATGACTCGTGCAGATATTATCAGAGCGCAAGCTGAAGGTCGTAATCCCGTTCTTGTTCAGTCTGAAGCTGGTAAAGAAGAAGGTAAAGCTTCTGGTAAATTTAACATTGAACAAGTACTTACCCCAGCTAAACTTGCCAACGATGCAGCTAGAAGCAGCAACATCAACATTTCTACATTACGTAATACTGTTGAAAAAGCGCCTCTTAATCAATTTACAAATATACCGTTTGTTCAAGAAGTTGCTGGCTATGCTAAAGCCGCAGGAATGCTTACTCCAGACGCCGCAACTAACGTAACTAACTTAGCAGCATTGAACAGCCAATTAAGTGGTGTTGTATTGCAAGAACAGATTGCTCAAAAGGGTACTCAAACTAGAGATGACGCGATCCGTATGGAAAGCGTATTTAACGGTAAAGGCGACAAAGATGCAACTATGTTTGCTCTTAACGCTAAAGAAGCTCAGAACAATCGTAATCAACAATACTACTCATTCTTGAATGCTTACAAATCTAAGCATGGCACGTTGGAAGGTGCTGACTACCAATACAATGACTCACCTCTTGGTAAAGCATCTATCTTCCGCGAATCAAACATGAAACAATACGCTAAACAGATCGTGGACAAAGATGGCAAAGTCTATCGTGTATTTGGCGATGGTGGTCCTCCCGAATTAGTAAAATAAGGCGATAAACATGGCTTTACCTACCGAAGAAGAACTCTTGGCTCGTGGACAATTAGTCACCGAGCCAGTCAAAGCCCTAAGTCCTGTAGCTCAAACTGCTTCTGGCGAAATGCCATCTGAAGCTGACCTTCTTAGTCGCGGTACTTTGAAAAGTGTCGGCCCTGCTTCTGCGGCTCAACAAAAAGCTTTTGATGAAAAGCCACAAGGTACTAGCGAGTTCTTTGACCAATTAATTCGTCAAGGTACACGCCAAGTAGGATTGACGGCTCGTCACGCTATTGAAGGCGCTCCACAATTATTAGACGTAGTAGGCGCTCCATTAGCCTATACGATGAATAAGATTGTTCCACAATCAATTCGAGATATACCAGGTGTTGGCAGTGCAGAAGCTCCTAGTAAAAACTTTGGTCGTTTTGCTGATCTCTTAGGTTTACCAAAACCTGAGACTACAGGTGAGCGCGTGATTGGCGAAGCGACAAAACAGGGCTTTAGTACTATGGCTCCTATTGGCGCGATCAATCAAGTTGTAAATAAAGTAGGCCCTGTAGCGGGTAACATATTAACTGATTTAGCTGCAAATCCAGCAGTTCAAACTGTTGCTTCTGCGGTAGGTGGTGGCGCAGGTCAAACCGCTTCCGAAATGGGATTAAGTCCTGGCTACTCTGCATTAGCTAATTTATTGACTACTGCTGGCATTAGTATTGCCGGTGGTCGTGTAGCTAATGCAATTGATAAGAACTACTCTCCTGCTGGTCAAAAAGCAATGGAGCTAAATGCTAAAGCCGCTAAAGAAGGTGTAGAACTTACTGCTGGTGATTTAGGTAATAAACCTGCTGGTTTTGTCGAGAAATTAATTCAAGGTATTCCTGGTTCTGGTCGCGATGCATTTATGCAACGCCAAGCCGAACAAACTAAGACTATGCTTGACCGCTTAGCTTCTAAGATTGAATCCAATACAACTCCCGGTGAAGACATGATTAGTGCTTTACGTACTAATTTTAAAGTCAATAAAGAATCTGCGGATGCTTTGTTTACTGGTGTAAAAACTGAATTGGCTAAAGTGCCTGGTTCGGAAATCATTCCTGCGGCGGGGNTCTCTGCGCAAGCTAAAGCATTCCTCAAAGAATATCCTGATTACTTAAAATCATCAGAAGTTCCAGAGTCTGTCAAAGCAGCCCTTAAAGCCGCCGCCAACGATACTTTGACTTCGTTACCTTATCAAACTGCACGCGACGTTCGTACGTTGATTGGTGCGGAGGCTAAGAGTGCAGCTAAGCAAGGCAAATCGTTCTCAGGTTCTTTAGATCAGATCTACAAAGGTTTGAGCGATGACTTCCGTGGCTGGGCTGAGAAGCTTAGCGATGTAAATCCAGCAGCCGCAGAACAGTTTGGTAAAGCTGATTCTTTCTACAAAGCCAACGTATTGCCTTATAAGCAAAAAGAAGGTGTTCTCAGTAAAATTCGCGACGTTGTATCGCCAAAAGCTACCGAAGACGAACTGAAGCTTGCTTCTGACAATATCATGCGTTCTTTATTCCAACCAAATAAAGAGAAGACAGCCGAAGTAGCAATGCGTTTAGGCGGCCCCGCAGGTGAAGTTGCTGCTCAACGTGAAATTGTTGGCCGTGGTTTAGACGCTGGTATTGATGCCCGTCTAAATTCTGGTGTTAGCCCTGCTCGATTTGTAAATACATTGAACTTAGAAGATCCAATGGTTGCGTCTGTAATGGGACGCAATACTGATTTTGCTAATCAAGTAGGCGACGTAAGCAACATTGCCCAAGCCGCTAAGCGAAGTGTAGGTGCGTACAACTTGCCAGAAACTGGCGTGCAAAATAAGACTTTAGGTATCTTAGCTGGGTTGTCTAACAAAGAGACTTTCCTGCCAACATTAGCTGGCTTAGGCTGGTCACGTGTAGCTAACGAAGCTTTGAAGTCTGATCCAGTAAAAGGATTACTGTTTGCTAATCCAGGCAATCCGTATGCTAGAGCGTTTCCGTCACTCAATGCTATTGTCAGTGAGCCACAGCAAGGTAATGTGGGTGTATACGATCCGATAACAGGTAAGCAAATCAACAGGAAATAAAAAAGCGCCGAAAGNCGCTTTTCTTATGTTGCCATCTCTTCTTGTTCCATTCGATCTAAAACATAAGATTTAACTAAATTCGCATTGGCTCGTACTTCAAGTACAGTCTTCCATGCTTCCATAATTTTTTCTTTGGTAAGAACTTGGTTTGTAATTAAAAGATTAATATCTTTTACATTTTTTGCAAGTTCAACTAGGGCTTGACTTTGGTCAATATTCATACAATCGCCTCTTTTAGTGGTTAATAAATTTACTGCGGAGACGAAGTATAGAGCTTTTTGTTTGCACTAGGTTTAGGGGTTTTCCCTTATAATGCGGCAGCAACAATAGCTTTCATAGGATGTTGTTTAATAGCTTCCCAGCCATTCATGGCGATTGTTTGCCACCACTTAGGGTCACTAGCAATCTTGTGGCCAGTAGCCACTAGATCTTCGTATGGGGCAATTGCAATCGCTTCTTTCACCCAAGGGTAGATGTGGGTATCAATTCCAACTTCTGACAGCACACAAGCGCGATTTGACATCAAATAGTAGACTCTTGCCATTTCATGAATTGGTTTCACTTTATCTTGAAACTGATGCATAGATAGCACAACTTTAGCATCGGCAATCCATTCGTCTCGCTCTTCTCCAATTGCGCCATTACTGACAAATTTAACTCTGTCCCCTAGTTCCCACCAACTAGCAATAGCCAATTTGCGACGCTTATTTTCCGAGCCATAGAATAAGAAATCGTATGTCTTATCTAGCTTATGCTCAATACGATTCATTTTTGGATGATAGCCAAACGGGACATATTTTACATTTTGTATACTATGAGCAACAAGCCAAGGGAAATTAGCTTCTGAGTACTCCCACACAGTAGCTCGCTGCATGAGCCTCTCAAGTGCTGGAGACATGAACATCGGCAACTGTTCCATTTGGTAAATGATTGTATTATCTGGTGCAGAATCACATTCTTCGGCGGTCATAAGGTGAGCGCCAAAAACAATATTACGGCATGAAGGCATGAAGGCATGAATGCTTTGAGTTACGTTGTAGCCTAAGTCTTCTAAGCTGTATTGCACCAATTCCATCAAATCGATGAAGCAGTCCGAATGCCTAGGTTTTCCGATTGGTCTTACGAGCAGGAGATTTATGTTGGTTTTCACTTAATTTCTTATGTACTTTTCGATGACAATTTGAACATAATATTATGCACGTTCGTTCGAGATATTCAATAATCCGATCAAAACCCCAACCTTTATCTCGCGCAATATTAGTCGGAGAGCCATCTTTTGTACGAGGATCTACATGATGAAACTCTAGGCAAACAGGTTCATTTTCGGGGCATAAAGTACAGCATTTAGTACTTTTATAAGCAGCAAGTTGCTCTCGAGTTTTCGATCGCCTCGCCTTGTGATAATCTTTCATCTTCCCATAATGCTCGGGATCTGCTTGATATTTATATTTGACAGCTTTAGCCATCGGGGTATGCTACACTATTTTGACCTATATGAGAATACTTGGAATCGACCCAGGCGCTTCGGGCGCTTTAGCTATAGTGGATCTTGCCAAGCCTGGCAGGGTGGAGGTATTTGATATGCCTTCTGTTCAAATCAAACGTGGTACTCGTATGGTCAATCAAGTTTCGGCTCCTATGTTGGCAGAGATTCTTCGCGATCAAAATATTCAATTAGCTGTATTGGAAAAGGTAGGCGCCATGCCAGGACAAGGCGTATCGTCGATGTTCGCTTTTGGTCGTGCAGCAGGTGTGGTAGAAGGCGTCTTAGCTGGTCTATCTATTCCTGTTACACTTGTTACCCCTCAAGAATGGCAAAAGCATATGCGCGTAATCGGTGGTAAAGATGGAGCTAGGTCACGAGCTTCACAGATCTTTAGCAAAGATGTCAATTATTTCTTACGTAAGAAGGATGATGGTCGTGCGGATGCTGCGTTAATAGCTTCCTACGGCTTTACGATGCTCGGATGAAGCTAATGCCCTACCAGATTGACGGCGCCGACTTCCTATCGAAGCGGCGTTTTGCTTTCCTAGCCGATGGCATGGGGTTAGGGAAATCTGCACAAGCCATCGAGGCGTGTAATGTAAGGGGTTACAAGAAGATAGTAGTGATATGCCCGGCTGTGGCCCGTGTCAATTGGGCGAGAGAGTTTGAAATGTGGCGCAAGCACGATATGTCGATTTTTATTGAATCGTTCGACACATTAGCTAGACGTGTCGATATTCAGAAGAAAATCGTACAGATGGAACCTGACGTTCTTATCATTGATGAAGCGCATTATCTCAAGACTCGTACGTCAAAACGTACGCAAGCTGCGTACGGTAAATATTGCTACGGCAAAGGAGTTGCGGCTGCTGCCAAGAATGTATGGTTGCTATCCGGTACGCCTTGCCCTAATGATGCCGGTGAACTATGGCCTCATCTCCGCGCCCTATGGCCTGAGCTAATTACTATTGGTGAGTCACCATTGAACTACATTAGTTTCTTGCAAAGATACTGCGTCTTACAAGATACGCCATTTGGGCCAAAGATTCTTGGTAATAAAAACAAAGACGAATTACGAAGCATTCTTAAGAAAATATTATTACGCCGTCGTGCAGAGGATGTATTGCTTGACCTGCCCCCTATTAGTTGGCATATGGTTCCCGTTGAGCCAATTGATGTTATGGCAGATATTGCTAAGCTTGAGCAAGATCCTGCTGTAATCGCGCTTATGGCGTCATTAACTGAAGAAACAGACTTAGAAAGCATGATGGTGGCAATGGCTTCCCTACGGCGTGCAACCGGCGTTGCCAAGGCTCAACTTGCCGGGCGTATGATTTCGGATGAATTAGAAAACGGTGCATACAATAAAATTGTGGTTTTTTACCAACACACTGAAGTAGGGAAAACCCTAATTGCAAGCTTAGAAAAATATGGAGTAGTATCTATCTCAGGAGCTACGACGACAACGATGAGACAAAAAGCAATTGATACATTTCAAGCGGACCCATCGGTTCGCGTTTTTGTTGGCCAATTACAGGCTTGCTCGACAGCAATTACTTTGCACGCAGCATCGCAAGTAATGTTTGTAGAACAATCTTGGACTCCAGCCGACAATNCACAAGCAGCCAAACGGTGTCATCGTATTGGTCAAAAATCTCCTGTATTTGTTAGAATGCTCGGCTTGGCAAAATCTATAGACGAAGCAATTACAAAAGTACTGGCGCGTAAAAGCCAGATGATTACAGAACTTATGGAGNAAGTATGATTCACTCACACCTTGGGGCTTCATCATCGTACCGATGGATGGCTTGTCCAGGCTCGGTAGCGTTATCGAAAGATGTGCCACGTAAGGATACTGTCTTTTCTAAAGAAGGCACTGCTGCACATAAGCTTGGAGAGATTGCATACGAAGCAGGTATGCATCCTTCAAATTGGCTTGGTGAGAAGATCGAAGATGTAGAAGTTACCAACAACATGGTTGATGCCGTTGCTATCTACGTAGACTATCTTCGCGACTTAGCAATCTTAGATAATGAATTACGACTTGAGCATAAGTTTGATTTATCAAAACTTAATCCACCTGCTCCAATGTTTGGAACTTCAGACTGTACTTGCTATAACCCGCTTGAGTTTAAATTAATTGTTGCCGACTATAAGCATGGTGCAGGAGTAGCTGTTGAAGTTGAAAACAACTCTCAGCTTATGTATTACGCTCTTGGCGCGATGCTTGAGATTGGTAAGAAAAAGAAAATTGAAGAGATTGAGATGGTAATTATTCAACCTCGCGCTCAACATAGAGATGGTCCAATTCGTAAATGGTCTTGCACACGTCAAGATATTTTGAAGTTTGCTGGGGATTTACTTGCAGCCGCCAAAGAGACGATGAAGCCAGAAGCAGATTTACACGCAGGTAAGCATTGCAGATTCTGTCCTGCTCAACCTCGTTGCCCCGCTTTGCATCACGAAACGAAAGAGATTGCAAAATTAGAATTTGCTGACTCTGCTCCGCTAGTGGATCCGCGACTCTTATCTGCCGAGCAAGTTAGCTACATTCTTGAACGTGCTGACTTGATTGAAGATTGGGTTCGTAGTATTCGAGTTCATGTGCAATCAGAACTTGAAGCCGGTAAGAATATTCCTGGTTGGAAGTTAGTACAGAAACGTGCGCTTCGTGCTTGGAACGATCCAAAAGAAGTCAAGATGTGGGCTACGGAACACGGCCTTGACGACGAAGAATTATATGATTACAAAATGAAATCGCCCGCAGCTTTAGAAAAGATTGTAGGCAAAAAGGATTTACCAAAGGAATTATATTCCGCGGTAAGTAGTGGGTACACTCTGGCNCCCGCCAGCGACCCACGAATTGCTATCACTAACGTGGCAGCAGATGAGTTCTCGGCTCTTCCGAGTATTGACGTTGAATAAGGAGTCTACGATGACTAAAGTTATTTCCCCACAAGC